ATGCCCACACCCCGAGCAACTATCCTGCAAGCCCTGCTTGCGGCGCTGCAAACCGTGTCTGCTGCCACCGTGCTGCGCGGCGCGATTCTGCCCGAGCGCATCCCGACCGGCGGCCTGCTGATTCTGCGCGATGGTGATCCCGGTACACCGGAGATAACGCTATCGCCGTTGCAATATCATTTTGAACACCGCGCCGAGATCGAGTTGATCGTTCAGGGCAAGACTCCGGCTGACCGTGACGCGGCATTCGATGCGCTGCTGGCGGAACTGGCCACCGCCATCACGGCCGATCGCACCCTTGGCGGCCTCAGCGACTGGGTCGAGGCGGAAGCGCCGCAGCCGGTCGATCTGCCGGTTGAGGGGGCGGAGGCGCTGAAAGCGGCCATCGTTTCCCTTATTTTGACGTACACCACGGCCGATCCGCTGGGCTGACCCCCATGGGCTGAACCTCGTAGGATGCCCCCCACCACAAAACAAAGGACTACACTATGGCACGCGCACAAGGCGCGCGGTCGCTGATGGCGGCTGCGTATGAGACAACATATGGCACACCGCCGCTGAGCGGATACATGCAGATGCCGTTCGCCAGCACTTCGCTGGGGGCGGAGCAACCGCTGCTGGGCTCGGAATTGCTCGGCTACGGCCGCGATCCGCTGGCCCCGATCAAGGATGCGGTGACGGCGGATGGCGACGTTGTGGTGCCGATCGATGCGGAAGCCTTCGGGTTCTGGCTGAAGGCGGCATTTGGCGATCCGGTCACCACCGGCACGGGTCCGTATACCCATGTGTTCACGTCGGGCAACTGGACCCTGCCGAGCATCTCGATCGAAACCGCCATGCCAGAGGTGCCGCGCTTCGCGATGTATTCCGGCTGCGTGCTCGACCAGCTTTCATGGCAGATGCAGCGCTCTGGACTGCTGACCGCCACCGCAAAGCTGATCGCCCAGGGCGAGGCGATTGCCACCTCCACGGCCGCCGGAACGCCGACGGGCTGGACCCTGCAACGCTTCGGGCATTTCAACGGCTCGATCAAGCGTAACGGGACCAGCCTCGGCAATATCGTCTCCGCCGACATTCAATACGCCAACAATCTCGACCGGATCGAGACCATCCGCTCCGACGGGCGCATCGACGGGGCCGACCCATCGATTGCAGCGCTGACCGGCAAGATGGATGTGCGCTTTGCCGACCAGGTGCTGATGACCCAAGCTATGAACGGCACACCGGCGGAACTGGAGTTCGCCTATAGCCTTGGCAGCGGCGAGAGCCTGACCTTCACCGCCCACGCGGTTTATCTGCCGCGCCCGCGTATCGAAATTCAGGGGCCCCAAGGCGTGCAGGCAAGTTTTGACTGGCAGGCAGCTTATGACGCCATTGCCGGGCAGATGTGCACCATCACCCTTGTCAACGACATCGCAATCTACTGAGGAACAACATGATCCGTCTTGATTTATCAAATGAACCCGCCTGGCTGGACCTCGGCCACGGAGTCCGCCTGCATCTGCAACCCCTGACCACGGCCATGATGGTGGCATCTCGTAACGATCGCGCAGTGGCCGCCCTAAGCGAGGACGCCACCGACGAGGCCAGCGCGCTGGTTTTCGCCAAGGCTCTGGCCCGCAACGCGGTGCTGGATTGGGAAGGGGTCGGGGATGCCGACGGCAACACCATTCCCGTCAGCCCCGAAGGCATTGATGCCCTGCTGGATGTCTGGCCGCTGTTCGAAGCCTTCCAGACCAAATATGTCGCCAAGGGTCTGGTGCTGGATCAGGAAAAAAACGTCTCTGCGTCCTTGCCGAGTGGGTCTTCGGCGGGGGCGACGGATATTGTACCGCCTGCATCGGAACCTGCAAAGACTGCCCTCAAATCCTGAACCACCCACAAACGTATGAAGGCTGGCAGGTCTGGGATCTGGTCGCCCGCCTTGGTGGCCAGCTGCGGGTGGCCCCGAGCGGTGGCGTGATCGGCTGGGACATGGGCACGGCGCTGGCGCTGGCCTCGGCGCTTGGCGTCTGTCCCATAACAACCGCCGAGCTCCTCCCTGCCATCGAGGCGGTGATGGTGCGCAAACTCAACGAACAGATGGATCAAGGAAATGGCTGAGAAGAGAGTCAGCGTCCGCCTTGCGGCCGTTGGCGGCAAACAGGTCAAGGCCGAGTTTGAAGGCATCGGCGAGGCTGGGAAGCGCGGTTTTGGCAAAGCTTCGCGCGAGATGGAAATAGCCAATGCGCGCCTTGCCCGCTTTGCTCGCCGCGCCAAGATTGCGGCGGGCATCATGGCGGCGGCTGCGGTGGCGGCCGGTATTGCCATGGTGCGCTCGAGCCTGCAGGCCATCGACGAGCAGGCGAAACTGGCGGCGTCTTTGCGCACCACGACCGCAAGCATGCAGGTACTGGCGCGCGCGGCCGATCTGGCCGGTGTCTCGCAGGGCGAGGTTGAACAAGCCACGATCATGATGACCAAGAGCCTGAGCCAGGCGGCGCAGGGGACAGGTCCGGCGGTGAAAGCACTGGATGCCTTGAACCTTTCCGCCGCCGATCTCGCCAAGCTGCCGATCGATGAAAAGATGGCTGCCATTCAGGATGCGATTGCAAAGTTCATCCCCACGGCCCAGCAAGCGGCGGTCGCCTCACAGATATTTGGATCGCGTGCCGGCCTGATTTTCACCCGCATCGACAGCGCCACCTTGCGTCAGGCCACGCAGGACGTGGCAGATTTCGGGGTGGCGGTATCGGAAAGCGATGCTGCACAAATCCAGCGCACCAATGACGCGCTCTCGCGCATGGGATTGCTCTGGCGCGGCATCGCCAATCAACTGGCGGTGGCAGCGGCTCCGGCGCTGGAAGCGATCGCCAACGCCATGGCCGCCATCGGCAAGACCACCGGCCCGCTCGGGCGCGCCATCAAGGGCCTGTTCAACCATATCGGCGAGATCGCCACCATTGCCGCCACCTTCGCTGCCGTGCTGGGTGGGCGGCTGGTGATTTCTTTGGCCAGCGCGGCTCTGGGGATCAAAGGCGTGTCGATCTCGCTCATTGCCCTGCGCGGTGCCCTGATCCGCACCGGTATCGGCGCGCTGATCATTGGTGCGGGCGAGCTGATCTACTGGTTCGGCCGCCTCGTCAAAGGCGCGGGCGGTTTCGGCGAAGCCATGCGCTTGCTGAAGGATGTCGCCATCGAGGTCTGGGAGCGCATCAAGCTCGGCGGCAAATCCCTCGGCGCGGCCTTGTCCTCTGTCTGGGCACGGATCAAGGCCGGTTGGCTGACGATGCTGGCCAATATTCAGAAAACATGGACGGATTTTCTGCACGCCATGACGCGGGGGATTGCGAATATCCCGGGCATGGACAGTGCCATGCTGGCCATCGGCAATGCGGCGATCATAGCGGGATCGGCCTATTACGAGATGGCGGCCACCGCTGAAGAAGCGCGCGCTGCCGCCGACGGGCTGGTGACGTCCTCCCGCGAAATGGCGCAGGCGGCTTTAGTCCCACTCACCTCCATGCAGGCCCTGCGCGATGCGATGAAATCTAGCGCCGAGGAGGGCGAGAGCGGCCTCGCGGGAACTGCAACCGCCGCCGAGGTCTTGTCACAGGCCGTGACCGGTGCCGGTGGTGCCGCCCGCGCTGCCGCCGAGGTGGCCAAAACCGCATGGGAAATGGCGGCAGACTCCCTCAAGGATTATGCGACCAAGGCCGCCAATGTCGGCAAGGGGATCGGCGATGCTCTGGTCAGCGCCTTCACCAGCGCGGAAAACGCCATCGGCGAGTTCGTCAAAACCGGCAAGCTGGATTTCAGATCACTGGTTACGTCTTTGCTGGCTGATATGGCCAAGCTATCGGCGCGAAAGTTCATTCTCGGGCCGCTGGCCAATGCTTTGTCGGGGGCGCTTGGCAATCTCGGCGGCATTTTCGCACCGGTTCTGCATGCGGGTGGTATGGTTGGGGGTTCCGCGCCTCAGCGCATGGTTCCAGCTATGGCATTCGCCAGTGCGCCGCGCGTGCATTCCGGTGGCTGGGCCGGTCTGCGCCCAGACGAAGTGCCCGCCATCTTGCAAAAAGGCGAGCGGGTGTTGTCGCGGCACGAAGCCTCGCAATACGGCGCGGGTGGTTCGCAGAACATCACCATCAACATCCAGACCCGCGATGCCGAGAGCTTCCGGCAATCGCGCACACAAGTCTCGGCCGACATTGCCCGTGCCGTGGCCATGGGGCGTAGGGGCATGTAATGGCGTTTCACGAAGTCCGCTTTCCGGACAATATCAGCCGTGGTGCACGCGGTGGCCCCGAGCGGCGCACACAGATTGTCGAGCTCGCGTCTGGCGACGAGGAGCGCAATGCCAGCTGGGCTAATTCACGCCGCCGCTATGATGCGGCCTACGGCATTCGCCGCGCTGACGATCTAGCCGCCGTGGTGGCGTTCTTTGAGGCCCGCAACGGGCGGCTCTACGGATTTCGCTGGAAAGATTGGGGCGATTATAAATCCTGCCTGCCGTCGGGTGCGCCTGCCGCAACCGATCAGGCGACCGGCATTGGTGACGGGACGACCACGGCGTTTCAGTTGGTGAAAGCCTATACCTCCGGCGCGCAAACATGGACCCGCAGCATCACGAAACCGGTGACCGGCACCGTCACGGTGGCTCTGGATGGAGTTTCGCAGGCTGCAGGCTGGTCCGCGGACACGACCACCGGCCAAATCACATTCACCACGGTTCCGGCCAGCGGCGTCATTGTCACCGCCGGTTTTGAATTCGATGTGCCGGTGCGTTTCGACACCGACATGCTCGACGTCACCCACGATATCGAGCGCCTCGGTTCCATTACATCCATCCCCCTGATCGAGGTGCGCCGATGACAACCCTCCCCACCGGCATGCAAACCCACCTCGATTCCGGCACGACCACGCTCTCTTGGTGCTGGCGGCTGACCCGCAATGACGGCGCGGTGTTCGGCTTCACCGACCACGACCGGCCACTGACGTTCGATGGCACCACCTTCGAGCCCGAATCCGGTTTCACCGCCTCGGAAATCCGCTCCGGTTCTGACCTCTCGGTCGATTCCCAGGAGGCGGAGGGCGTTCTGACCTCGGCCAGCATCACCGAAACCGACATTCTTGACGGTCGTTGGGACAATGCCACGGTGGAAATCTGGCGGGTCAACTGGCAGGATACGACCAACCGTGCCTTGCTGCGCCGCGGGGCCATAGGACAGGTCCGGCGCGGGCGGCTGCAGTTCGTGGCCGAGATGCGCAGCCTAGCGCATGTGCTGGGGCAAACCCTCGGGCGGACTTTTCAGGCGAGTTGTGATGCGGCATTGGGCGATACCCGCTGTGGCGTCGATCTGAATGATCCGGCCTACAAGGGCACCGGCACGGTGGTGACATTATCGGGCGACCGGGCCTTCACAACCTCGGGCGTTTCGGGTTTCTCGGATGGCTGGTTCGCGCTGGGCACGCTCTCCTGGCTCACCGGGGCCAACGCCGGGCGCAAGGCCGAGGTTCTGAGCCATGCGGTGACCGGTGCGGATGTGACGATCACCCTGCTGGAGGCTCCGATCCGGCCGGTCGCGGTTAATGACAGTTTCGACATTTTCGCCGGATGCGACAAGCGCTTTGAAACCTGTCAGGCCAGGTTTGCCAACGCGGTCAATTTCCGAGGCTTCCCGCATATCCCGGGGCAGGACACCATTATCCGCTACGCGGCCAAGGGTGATGCAAATTCGGGATCGGTGTTATGAGCCATAGCCAGACCACTCCGGCGCGCGTCGTCAAGGCGACCCGCCGCTGGATTGGCACCCCGTATCACGATCAGGCTTCGGTGCGCGGTGTGGGCTGTGACTGCCTCGGCTTGCTGCGCGGTGTCTGGCGCGATGTGGTGGGACCTGAACCGATGCTGGTGCCACCCTATTCCCGTGACTGGGGTGAGGCGGGACCGGTCGAGGTGTTGGCCGAGGCCGCACGGGTGGCGATGGAGGAGCTGGATGTTTCCGAAGCCCGGACCGGCGACGTCATCCTGTTTCGCATGCGCGCGGGCGCGATTGCCAAGCATGTGGGTATTCTGTCCGGAGGTGGGCATATCATCCACGCCTATGAACGCACCGGTGTGATCGAGGAACATCTGACGCCCGCCTGGCAGCGCCGGATCGCCTTCGCCTTCCGCTTTCCTGTACCCGCCAAACGAAAGACCCGTTAAAAAATGGCTTCCATTCTATTAGCCTCGGCCGGCGCCGCAATCGGCGGCAGCATCGGTGGGGCCATCCTCGGTGTGTCGGCCGCCACCATCGGTGGCGCGATCGGCTCCTTCGCTGGCTCGATGATCGACAGCTGGATTGTCTCCTCATTGGCCCCCGGGCAGCGGATCGAGGGCCAGCGGCTGGAAAACCTGACCCTGACCACCTCGACCGAGGGGGCGGTGATCCCGCGTATTTATGGCCGCATGCGCATCGGCGGCAACATCATCTGGGCCACGGATTTCACCGAAACGGTGAACGCGACCACGCAGGGCGGCGGCAAGGGCGGCGGGCCGAAGGTGACGACCACGGCCTATCTCTATTCCGCGTCTTTCGCGGTGGCGCTGTGCGAGGGGCCGTTTTCCGGCATCGGGCGCATCTGGGCTGACGGCAAACCGCTTGATCTCTCCGGTGTCACATGGCGGATTTACACCGGCGACGAGACCCAGCAACCGGACCCGTTCATCGAGGCCAAAATGGGCATCGGCAACGCCCCTGCCTATCGCGGCACCGCCTATGTGATGTTCGAGGAATTGCCGCTGGAGCAATTCGGCAATCGCATCCCGCAACTGTCTTTCGAGGTGTTTCGCCCCGTTATCGCGCCGGATACAGCCGAGGGCATGGTCCGCGCCGTCACCCTGATCCCCGGCACCGGCGAGTTTGTCTATGCCACCGAGGGAATTTCACGGGGTTCCGGAGGGACCTCCGCCTCAGAGAATGTGCACGCCATCAACGCCGCGCCCGACATCGTCGCGGCGCTCGACCAGTTGCAGGCCGCCGCGCCAAACCTCGAGAGCATCTCTGTGGTGGTTTCATGGTTCGGCACCGACCTGCGGGCGGGAAACTGCCAGATTGTGCCCGGGGTCGAAAACACCACCAAGGTCACCACCCCCAAAAGCTGGGTCGTGAATGGTGTGGCCCGTACGGGTGCGCATGTGATCAGCCTGGACGCAACCGGTCGCACGGCCTATGGCGGCACGCCGGCAGATTTCGCGGTGGTGCAGGCTATACAGGAAATCAAAGCGCGCGGGTTGCGGGTCACCTTCTATCCCTTTTTACTGATGGATATTCCGGCAGGCAATACGCTGCCCGATCCGTATTCGGACAATGCAGCCACCACCGGACAGGACAACTATCCTTGGCGCGGCCGGATCACCTGTTCTCCGGCGGCAGGCTATGTCGGAACCGTGGACAAGGCCGCTGCGGCTACCACACAGGTTTCCGCATTCTTCGGTAATGCGCTGGTTTCCGATTTCAACATCTCGGGAGAAACTGTCGCCTGGATCGGCGGCACAGATTGGGGCTACCGGCGGATGATCCTGCATTACGCGCATCTATGTGCCGCCGCAGGCGGGGTGGACACTTTCCTTATTGGGTCGGAATTGCGCGGGTTGACGACAATCCGCGATGGGGTCGCCACCTATCCAACCGTTGCGGCCATGAGGCAACTGGCGTCTGACGTCGCGGGTATTCTGGGAGCGAGCACTGCCATCAGCTACACCGCCGACTGGTCGGAATATTTCGGGCATCAGCCGACGGACGGCTCCAGCGATTTGTTCTATCACCTCGATCCATTGTGGGCCGATCCGGACATAGATTTCATCGGCATCGACAATTATCTGCCACTGTCGGACTGGCGCGACGGGCTTGACCACGCGGATGCGCAGGCGGGATGGGCTTCAATCCGCGACCTCGACTATCTGCGCAGCAATATCGAGGGTGGCGAAGGGTTCGACTGGTTTTATGCCTCGGTTGCGGATCGCACCGCCCAGATCCGCATCCCCATCACCGATGGCTTCTATGGCACGCCCTGGGTATTTCGCCCCAAGGACATCCGGTCATGGTGGACGCTGCCCCATCACGACCGGCCAGGCGGCGTGCGTACCGGTTACTTTGCCAACGCCGCCGATGTCGCCAGCTATGCGCCAACCCCCGCCACGGTTGCGATCACGGCAACAACCGGCAATTTCGGCCCGTTCAGCACGCCCGCGCGCATTGCCTCGGACGGAGCCACATGGCACGGCGCAACGCCGGGTTATCACACGCTCGTGGCAGGGGACCGCGTGCAGTTCACGGCCTATGTTGTCGCCGGAACCTCCGGCGAATTCGCCATGTATCTGGCCCTGGGCAGCGGCAGCGATCACGCCTCGTTCTTCGGGGCCATCGGTGGCTGGAACAGTACAGCTCCCGGGGCGCATACGATCAATCAGGCGACGGCCACAGAAGTGTCGCCCGGTCAGTGGATGCTGATGATGGACGTGACGGTTGGCCTGTCGGGCTCGGCCGGGTTCCGGATCGGTCCGCGTTCGGCGACCGTGGGCCAGGACATCGTGGTGTTTGGTGTCGAGGTTCTGCCGGTTGGTCAATCCACCACCGGCTGGGTGCCTCAGTCGAAACCGATCTGCTTCACAGAGCTCGGCTGTCCGGCGGTCGATCGCGGCACCAACCAGCCGAACGTGTTTTATGACCCGAAGTCGGCCGAGAGCGCCTTGCCGTACTTTTCGCGGGGCTGGCAGGATGAAGCCATCCAGCGGCGCTATATCGAGGCGATGCTGGGATATTGGGGTAATCCGGCCAACAACCCGACCAGCAGCGTTTACACCGCTCCGATGATCGACATGGCTGAGGCCGCGGTCTGGACATGGGATGCGCGACCCTATCCGGATTTTCCGGCGCGCGAGGATGTCTGGGCCGATGCGCCGAACTGGCGGCTGGGGCATTGGCTCAACGGACGTTTGGGGGCGGTTGGTCTTGGTGCTCTGGTGCGCGAACTTTGTCGACGCGCGGGGCTGGATGATGCCCTGATCGACGTGAGCGAATTGTCGGATACGGTTCCGGGCTTTGCGATTTCCGCTCTGGAAAGCCCGCGTGCCTCGATTTCAACGCTGGCGCGGCATTTCGGGTTCGATGCGGTGGAAAGTGGGGGCGTGATCCGGTTTGTGACACGGGGGCAGCGGGCCGAGGCTGTCATTGCGCCGGATAATATGGTGGCTGCACAAGGCGATGTGATGGAACTGACTCGTGGGCAGGAAACCGAACTGCCGCAGGCGCTCAAATGGCAGCTGGTCCGCCCCGACGAGGAATACGATGCCGCCACCGTCGAGGCCCGCCGTGTCACGGTGGAAGCCGCCCGCGTGGCCTCGGAGAGCTTCCCGCTGGCCGTATCGCTGGAAGAGGCCGACCGGCGCTGTCGCCGTGCCCTGATGGAGGCCTGGGTCGGGCGCGAAACTTTGATCGCAAAACTGCCACCCTCCCGTCTGTCCCTTGATCCCGGGGATGTGGTGAGCCTCGCCAATGACGGCCGCCTGATCGATTATCGCATCACCCGCATTGGCGATGCCGGCGCGCGGGCGATCGAGGCAATCCGCACCGACGCGGCCATCTACGACCTGCCACCGGGGCAATACCGTCCGGCGAAACTGCCTGGTGCGACGGTTTATGGTCCCGCCGAGGTCGCCCTGATGGACCTGCCGCAAATTGCCGACACCGTGTCGGCGCATCGACCTTATGCGGCGGTGTTTGCCAAACCATGGTATGGCACGGCCGCCATCTGGCGTAGTGCGGACACTTCAGGTTTTACCCTGCTGGATACCATAGGTCAGGCCGCGCAGATCGGCACGCTGGTTGCCGATCTTCCGGCCGGTCCGGTCAACCGGTTCGATCATGGCAATGAACTGCTGGTGGATATTTCCTCCGGCACGCTGACCAGCGTTACCGGTACGGAATTGTTCGCCGGAGCCAATGCGCTGGCGGTTGAAAGCGCGCCCGGTACTTGGGAAGTGATTCAATTCGGCAATGCGGAACTGGTTTCAACGGGCCGTTATCGCCTGACTCGTCTGCTGCGGGGCCAGCGGGGCACCGGTGATGCAATAGGTGACCCCGCATCAACCGGATCAAGGGTAGTGATACTTGGTTCCGGCATCCAGTCGCTCTCCATTGCCGAGGCCGATCTCGGCCTGCCCTGGAACTGGCGCATCGGTCCAGCAAGCGCCGCCCCGTCCGATGCGATCATGCAGGCACAGAGCTTCACGCCAAATGGACGCGGCCTCATGCCTTTTGCACCGGCACAACTGCGGATGCGACGAGAGGTGGGCGGCGATCTGTCCCTGCGCTGGCTGCGGTGCGACCGCTCGCTGTCGGTCGACAGCTGGGTGCTGACCGATGTCCCCCTGTCGGAATCCTCCGAGGCCTATGATCTGGAAATCCTGAACGGGGCTGTGGTCGTTCGCACCGCAGCCGGTTTGGGCAGCCCCGCCTTCACCTACACCGCCGCCATGCAGGCAGCCGATTTCGGCGGGGCGGTCAGCAGCCTGTCGATCCGCCTTTACCAGATTGGCGCGCTCGGTCGGGGTGCGCCGCATTTTGAGACCATCACCATCAAGGAAAGCCTATGACTAATACGCCAAACCTGTCCTTGCCCTATCTTGCTGCCGCGCAGGCCCAGAAACACGTCACGGTCAACGAGGCGCTGAGCCTGATCGATGCGCTGGCCCAGATGGCAGTTGTTGCAGTTGGTGCAACAACTGCCCCCGCCACACCGGCCGAGGGGGATCGCCATATCATCGGGACCGGTGCCACCGGTGCGTGGTCCGGCTGGGACAACAGTATCGCGCTGTTTTCCGGCAGTGCTTGGCTGCGCCTGATCCCGCAGAACGGCTGGATGGCGTGGGATGTGTCAGCAAGCGAATTGCTGGTCTGGAGCGGGTCCGCCTGGGTTTCCTTTGTGCCGAACCTGCAAAATCTCTCCGGCGTCGGTATCGGCACCTCTTCGGACGCCACCAACAAGCTGGCGGTTTCCGCCGCCGCAACCCTGCTCAATCACGCCGGTAACGGCCACCAGCTCAAGATCAACAAGGCGGCATCCGGTGACACTGCCAGCCTGCTGTTCCAGACCAACTGGTCCGGGCGCGCGGAGATGGGCACGGCGGGCAGTGACGATTTCGTGATCAAGGTCAGCGCCGGCGGCAGCACGTTCCATGAAGCGATGAAGGCGGACGGCAATACCGGCGCGGCCAGCTTTCCGAACGGCATCGATCCCGAGCGCCGCAGCATCGGCGGGCTGACCAAAGGCGGCGGCACCGACTGGTGGGGCACGGTCGACCCCTTTACCGTGAGTTACAGCACCGGCTCGCAACAGGCCCTGTCGCAAAACCGGATGTATTTCATGGCGTTTTTCATCGACCGCCCGATCCAGCTGCTCGGTGCGTTTGTGGCCCAGCATACCGCCTCGACAACGGCAGGGGCGTTGCTGCGTTGTGGCATCTACAGGCTTGGCACGCCCAATGGCGACAACTGGGATATCGGCGTGCGGGTGGCGGATTTCGGGACACTGCCAGCCGACGTGGCGGGGCATAAAATCTTCGATCTGGCCACGCCGCAAACCCTCACCAAAGGCTGGTATGTTACCACAATGGGCGTAAGCGGTGCCGGGGCCTACGCCCGCTATGGCCGCTGGATGACGCCCGGCCTGACCCGATACTACCCGCACAGCAGCGGCACCAGCGCCTATCCCCGCGTCGTCGCCCCGCAGGTCTATCTCTATGAAAACGGCAGTAATGCCGAGATCACCGGCGGGCTGCCCGCCAGCTGGACCGGCAACCCCGTCAGCACCATGACCTCGACCAACAACTGGGTCTACCAGATGGTGTTCCCGAAGTGGCGCGAAGTCTGATCCACCCCGAATAAACAGGAGAAAATATGACCCCGCCCAAACTTGAAGCGGGCTTTGTGCGCATGCCCGAGGACGAATTCGAAGCCATATTGGCCCGCGCCGCCGAACAGGGCGCGCGCCGCGCCCTGGCCGATGTTGGCCTCGACGGTCCGGAAGCCGCCATCGACATTCACGACCTGCGCACGCTGCTCGATAGTCTGCGCATGGCGCGCCGCACCGCGTGGCAGACGGTCGTTCGCCTGATCACCACCGGCCTGCTGCTCGCCCTGATCGCGGGCATTGCTGTGAAGCTGAAACTGTTCGGCTGACGCCACCCAAAATCACCCGACCATATGCCCGCCAACCGGCGGGTTTTTCATTTCTGGAGGAAATCATGACCACCCACTATTACGCCGACTGGCGCGACGTGCCCGGTAAACTCTGGCGCTGGCCCAACTTTTCACCCGAGGAAATCGCCTGCCGCGGCGATGGCACCATTCGTATCAACGAGCCGGCGCTCGACAAGCTGCAGGCCCTGCGCGACCGCCTTGGCGGGCCGCTGATCGTGCATTCCGCCTATCGCAGCCCCGCCTATAACCGGCAAGTCGGCGGGGCCAAACATTCCATGCACCTGCAAGGCGCGGCGTTCGATATCTCCATGGCCAACCATGATCCAGCGCATTTTGAAGCGGCGGCACGCGAGGCCGGCTTCACCGGCTTTGGCTTCTATCCTCGCCAGAATTTCATGCACATCGACATCGGCCGCGCCCGCCAGTGGGGTGATCCGTTTCCATCCCGCGCCACTCGCGGTGGTCGCACCACACGGTTTGCCGATGAGCCGCCACGTCTGCGCGAAACCCTGACAGAATCCCGCACCATGAAAGGCGGCGGGGCAGCCGGTGTCGCCACCATCGGCGCGGCCGGTGTCGAGGTGGTGCAGCAGGCCGTCACCGACACCCAATTCGCCCTCCAGCCGCTGATCCCGTATCTCGATACCATCCGCTGGCTGTTCATCGCGGTCGCCTTGGTCGGCATCGGAACCACCATCTACGCGCGCTGGGACGATTGGCGAAAGGGTCGCCGCTGATGGGTGCGCTGTTCACATGGCTCACCAGCAGCCGGTTTGCCCTGACTGTCGGAAAATGGACCGCCATCGCCCTCACAATAACCCTGTTCCTCCTGTCCCTGCGCCGCTCCGGCGAGCGTGCCGGGCGGCTGGCGGAACGCATTGAAAATATGGAGAAAGCCAATGAAATCCAGCGCCGAATGCTCGAGGCCGCGTCTCGCCGCCCTCATAATCGTGACGAGCTTGCTAAGCGCCTGCGCGACGGTAGGTTCTGA